AGGCGCGTATCGGTGTGACAGCTGACGGTGTGTGGGGGCGTGGCACTTGGTCTACGATTCAACGCAAACTGAATGAGGGTTCACTGTGACTGACGAACATCCTGAAACTGCTGGTGTGAAGGTGTCTATGCGCGACATTTATTTGGAAGTGCAGCGCCAGGGCAGGCTGTTGGAGAAAATTGCAAACTCACTGCCGGACAGCGAAGCAAAGATTGACGATCATGAGATTCGGATAAGGGCGTTGGAGCGCCGAATGTGGCAAGTCATCGGCGTTTTTGGCTTCTTGGCCGCAATCATCAGCCCGATGGTGGCGATACTCACATGAAACCATCCTGGAAGATTCGCAGGCGCTACATTTTCGCAGCCTTCACACTCGGGTCACTCATGCTTCTCAGCGGTTCCGTAGCAGTGCTCATGAATAACGACAGTGCAACCAGCGACCTAATTACGGGTGGTGTTGCTTTGGTAACTTTGATTACAACGTCATACTGTTTCGCGGCAGTGTGGGAAGACAAATCGACGAAGGAGAATGATGAAGGATAAGTGGAAGAAGTATTGGGATTTTGCCGGCGAGCGTGCAATCAAGACAGTCAGCCAGGTGGCACTCGCTGGGATGGTGGCCGATGCAGGCATTCTTGATGTGGACTGGTTGCAGATCGCTTCAGTGTCCCTGCTGGCTGGGATTATGTCCCTGCTCACCTCGGTTCTCACATACGATAAGGAAGCCTAATCGTGGAGCGTGAAGTTGTGGATGGTTTCGCTGTGCCGGTAGATCCGATGGATTTGCTTTCCTGCGACAGCTGCCAATAAGATAAGAGAGTTCATAGAGAACCTTTCCTTGGTTGGGAAATAACTCCCCGTCACTAACCCGGCGGGGAGTTTTCTATTCAGCCAACCATGAATAGATTGTGGCCCTTGTCACGCCTAATTTCTTTGCCAGGTGCCTAATGTTATCTCCCTGGGTATGTTCGGCCCGCAGACGGGCTCTGAGGGCTTGTGTGACCCGTTCTAGGCGTTGTAACTGCCAGACACGAAGGTCGCCAAGTTGTTCAACGGAGAGTTCGTCATAGTTTCCTAAATAATCCATGGTCATGAGTATACACTTTTCTGACGTTGTGGTGTATTGTGCTAGACAACCCGAACGAAAGGTGGAACACAATGGGTTACTTCAAACAGTTAGAGATAGAGCTGCAGGACATCCGTGACCCTCATATGAGGGCGGTTGTGTTGTGGAAGCGTGCGCACGAACATTTGATGACTGCCGAAGAGTTGTGGGCGGTTATGACTGATGAGGTGAAGATGGAACGGGCTCTCACACTGTGGGAGAACGAAATGTCCTTGCCACTGCCGAAGAAGGCCAGCGATCATGTTGCTTTGCTCCCTCGGAGGCGTGACCTTCAACCGAAGGGGAACTGGGCGTGTGTGGTCGGGTGGGCGCTCATCGTGTCAGCGTTGGTGGCTGGTGTGACTGTGATTGTGGTGTCACTGTGAAGGCCGGGTGGGTTTTCATCGGCTTAGGTGTTGGCACTGCTGCACTGTTCCAACACTTAGACTCACTCATTTTCGGTGGGTTTCTTGTCCTGGTGGGTTTGTGGGTTTTGACGATTAAGGAGCCGGTTCGATGATGGATTTGCGGATGGATGGGCGGGACATTTGCNTACGGTTACGGGATGATGTGTGGCAGATGGAGGAACCTGGGACACTGTGTATCACTCGTGAGCAGGCAATCTATTTGCGGGCGCACCTGAACGCACTAATGAACGCCTACCCTGACTTCTATGACGAGCCGGAAGACGGTTAGCGCTCGTGTGGGAGGGTGCCTGCCCAGATTCCATAAGGCTCTTGCGCTTCGATAGCGTAGGCGAAACATTGAATCAGCAGCGGGCACTCTTTACACAACGCTTTCGCGGTTCGGATCGCGTACTCCCTGGTCTGTTTGTCAGGGAAGTCTTCGGGGAAGAAAATGTCGGGGATGTCTTGACATGGCACACCACCGATTTTGACAATGGCTGCGTTCAGGTCGCGGTAGCTTTGTCCCCGGTTGCTCATAAGGTAAAGGTTAGTGGAGGTTTCAATGGTTGAGAACAATGTGACGGATATTCGTGCGGCAAGGTTGGCGGATTTGATTATGGCTGAGTGGTTGGATTCGCAATCGGATTCGGGTGCGATTTGGGAGAAATCTTGGGAAGCGTTGAAGATTGCTAAGACGGAGAACCCGGAGGAAGTGTTCAAGGAGGCTTTGCAGATTGCTCATGCCCGGTGGAAGAAGATGTTCAATGTTAAGTCCTGAGCAGTTTGTGGCTTCTAAGTCGGTGAACACTGAGCGTTGGTTGTCGGCGCGTAGGGAGGGTGTGACGGCTACCCAGGTGGCGAAGGCCGCAGCAGGGCCGGGCGGGTTTGAGCAGGCGGTGGAGGATTACCGTGCCGACTTTGTGGAGAACGATAACCCTTACATGGCGTTTGGGCGTGCCTGGGAAGGGCCGATATCCATGTTTCTGAAGGACAATCATGGTGTGATGCCGAATGATTGGTTGATTTCATCGCGTGTGAGCGACCACTACCTTGCGACACCTGACGGGCTGACACTTGACCATCACGCGATCTCTGAGGTGAAGACTACGGGAAAGGATTGGAACCCGGAGAAAATCCCGTTACAGTATCGGCGGCAGGTTCAGTGGCAACTGTTTGTGACGGATGCAGAGTTCTGCTATTTCGCTTGGCTCCTTCGTGAGGAACGGGATGGGGCGTTTATGCCGGCCTGGTTCGACCCCAAGGTGATAACGATTGAGCGTGATGAGGAGATGATTGCTTCGTTGGTCAGGGTGGCTGACGATTTATTTGAAAGGGTATGGGATGACAATCCAGTTGCATGAAATAACACCAACACTGATTGAAGGGTTGTTGGAGCAGTCTGAGGAGGATCGTATTCGCTCGTTGACTCGTTCGGAGGTGCAAACTTTGGCGCGTCAGTGGAAGCGGGCGAACGATGAGGCTACGGAGTTGTTGGCGTGCTGCAAGATGCGTGCGAAACGACTGCATAGTTTGGGCGTGGAGCATAAGGCGATTGCGGAAATGTTTTCGGTTCCGGTGAGGACTGTCGGGGCTTGGGTTCGGTCTGATGTGACCGTGATTGCGAAAGGGTGAGTGATGACTGAAGTTGTGATTACCGTGGAGTTGGAGGCGGAAGTGTATGTTCGGCTTCTGAACGCTGCGAATGAGGTGGGTATCCCGGTGTCTGAGTATGCCGAGGGTTTGATTGCTAACTATGTGGAGGAGAATTATGGCGAGGTTTGATTTATCCCAGTATTCGACTGTGGCGGAGCGTATTGATGCGTTTTGGGCTAGGTATCCTGATGGGCGGTTGCACACTGAGCTGGTGCATTTTTCGCCGGAGCAGGTTGTGATTCGTGCGGAAGTTTATTTGGATCGTAAGGATGACGCGACCCGTGACAGTGGATTATGCGGAGGAGCGCATTGATTCGAGCCCGGTGAACCGTGTCAGCATGGTAGAAAATTGCGCTACCAGTGCCATCGGTAGAGCTCTCGCAGACTTGGGTGGGGCGTTCACGGGTGCTAAGCGGCCTAGTGCTGAGGAGATGCAGAAGGTTGCACGGCATGAAGGGGTCACAGAAATCGCGTAGACCTGGTTGACCGAAGCAATGAACCTCACCGATGTTGACTTGTTCGCGTATGCTATGGGCAGAAGCACAGCAGGCTGGGGCAAACCCGGACTGTGTTAGCGAAGGTGAAAGCTCATGCAGAGTCAATCGGTTCTAGCAGCCTCGGTGAGGGAACTGTTGCAGGCGTATCAGGAAAGCCTGGAAAGCGGTGACCCTGATGTGGATGTGTTTCGTGTGGCTCTCATTGAAAGGTTGGTGATGGTGTGTGATTGCATCGCAGATAGTTCAAGAGTTGTACGAGTTGACTCAGGAGAACAGGAAGGGGATTGAGTTTTATGCGGAGGCTATGGATCATCTTGCTCGATGCGAGAATAGTTTGGACAAAATCGAGGCTCATGCGCTTATCAATGCGGAGGGCTCGGTTGCAGAGCGTCAAGCAAAGGCGAAACTTGCGGCTGCGGATGCTCGCCTTGAAAGGGATTTAGCGAAGGCTCAGGTGGAGCGGGTGCGGGCTAAGTTGCGGATGATAGAGAGCGCGATTATGGCGCAGGCTACGGCNGCGAAGATGGTGCAGGCGGAGATGAAACTATGAGCGCTGAGTCAATCCGTGGTTATTGCAAGCGTTGTGGCGCTGCTGTGAGCTTGCCCACGGAAGACGTTCCGGCTGATTTTTGGTGTTTGTGCTGTGGTGTCTTTACTGAGTTTGTATCTTACGAGANGAANCTATGACGAGGGTNTGGTCTGACCGTTGTGATGATTGTGGTGGGGGTTGGTTCCCTGACGGTTGTCGGTGTGAGGAGGAGTCGTGAGGGGTTGGGTTGTGGTTTTGAAGGAAGTGGATGGCGGGTTTGAGGGTGACATTGAGGGCCTGGGTGGCGCGTTTGGTGTGACGATGTTTGAGTTGATGGATCGTTTGCGGTGGGATGATGGTGGAGTCTGAGGAGAAACGGGCGGCCACAATGAGTTTGGTGTTGGATGACGGGATGTCTGAGGAAGAATTTATGGCGTGGTTGGCGAGCTTGGACACGGCTGAGGATGTTGGGGAGCAGGGTTAGGCTACCGTTTCACCAGGTTATACGCTACCGAAATATCACTGGGGCCGGTGTCGTATTGTGGTGAAATCTAGTCGTTGTTTGCACACATTAGGGCACTTTGACCGGGTTAGATCGTGTAGAATGGGGCTGTTTGTGTGTGAGCGCACACATCAGGNAATGTCGGACGTTCGGGTGCATTGTGGGGGCAACAGGAAAGCCCCTCCGTAGAGGGGCCTTCCTGAGTGTGTGAGGGTTAGGCTACTGCCTTCCCCACTGCTGGCACATCCTGCCAGTGGGACACGCCTTGCTCGAGGCTAATCCCGTAGGAGCTGAGAACAACCCAAAGGTCGTTCCTGTTGCCTCCGAGATCTGCAATCTCGAGGTTGAGCTGGCTGTGACCAGCGAGCTGCGACTTGGCAACTTTGCCAGTCAGCTCGAAGCCATCAACCTTGTTGACGTAGCGAGCTACGCGGTTGACAGCTGATTCGACATTGCTGCCGAGGACAGAAGCGGAGAAGAACTTGGGGGCCATGGTGGCCTCCTTTCTGCTGGTGTGTCCAGCGGGTAGGTTGTTGGTCATGGTTTCCCTTTCGTTGGTGTTGCTTAGGACTTGGTTGCTACGGTGTTGCAGGTGAGGCAGTAG